TTTTATGTGCTAGGTTTTTTTGCATTGTTCGGTTCCGTACTGCAAGTGGTTCTTTCCAAATACAATGCCTTGCAATATAATGGAATCCCACTTCTTCATGCAATCGTATAATATCTCCGGGGAAGTCCATTATATGATCACATCCTGAATTTCCTTGTGGTATGTCTGTACAATGGACGGCGGTACATCTGCCAGCTTTTGTCAATCTAAATAAAGCTTGAACAACAAATCGGTAATGATTGAAAAAATCTTCTCTGCTATCGGCATTTGACAAATCTCTTTCACTACTTGAATAATGATATAGGCCACAAAAAGGCGGGCTGTATATCGATAGGTCTATGGGCTCACCTTTCATGTCTTTCATAACTTCTATACAATCACCATTATATACAGCATACTTCTTAGTTATTTTTTGGGCTTTTACAGCCATGATGGCACCTCAATTTCCTTTTTAAATTTTGTTATTGTTGATATTCCTTCGGCATTATTCATTTCTTTTATTAAATTAGTGAACATACAATCAGCTTGTTTTTGTTTACGCCTTAGATTCTTAATTGCATTTATATCCCCTTGTGTATAAATTAAATTAACTGTGACTGGTTTCTTTTGTCCAAAACGCCAACAACGTCGAATAGCTTGGTAGTATTGTTCGTAACTGTATGCAGGAAAAAATATGACATTGTTGCAGTGTTGCCAATTTAATCCCCAAGCTCCTATTTTTGGTTTTGTTATTAGTGTTTTTATTTTACCATTTGTGAAAGCTGTTAATTTTTTTTCTTTACTGTCGTCTTTGTCTCTTCCACTTATTTGAACAGAATTAGGTATTATTCGTTCTAATAAATCACCTTCAGCATTCAAATTACACCATATTATAGATATGGTATCTTTATCTTTTACAATATCACAGGCCCTTTCACATCTCTCTTTAATTGTTGCTCTTCTTTCGTCCCTAACCTCTTTTAATCCTGAAGCTGGTAATGTGAATAATCTATTTGCTTCTGGTTTTCGTGATATTTGTAGTTTGTGTAATTCCTCTTTTAATTCCGGTAAAATAAAACCATCATCATCAAATCCTAAATCAGATGGATATCTAATAGCTCTTGACCAACTTGTCACCCATTTCCAAAATGATTGTTGTGCATGTCCTTTGAGCCTCCATTTTGTGGCTTCTGTAAATCGGCCTCGTCTATTGGTAGCACAATTGTTTTGGTCATTTTTAAAGAATTTGGATAACATATCCATATAACCTAAATATCCAAGGGCCTCGCTTGACGTTCCCAATTCTATAAAGTCATTTGGTGAAGGCGTTGCCGTAGCTAATAATCTATATTTAATTTTCCTCATGAATATATTAATAGCGTGTTTGGTAGCTCCGTTGAAATTTTTTAATATTCCACTTTCATCTAATATAACACCAGTAAAATCTGAAGGATTAAAATAGTGTAGTCTTTCATAATTACTTATTATTATTTTACTATTTAGTTTACCATCGATTGAACGTTTGGCGGATATTCCAAATTTGGTAGCCTCTTTTACCATTTGTATTCCCACGGCTATTGGGGTGAGTAATAAAACCCTTCCATTGGTCTTTTTTACAATATTTTCAGCATACACCAACTCCATAACACTTTTACCGAGACCGCAATCTGCGAATATTGCTGAACGTCCTTTTTTGATAGACCATTCCACCAATGATTTTTGAAAATCGAATAGGTAATCAGGGATAAAAAGTGGTTTAAATCCATCGTATTTATTACAACCACTTTTTTGTTTTAAATAATTATTATAACTCATTTTCGCCATTTGTACCATCCTTCAACTGCTAATAATAAAAACACAATATCTCGAACAACTAAACTATATAAATCCACATTCAAATGAACATAAATTAAAATAATATTACTGATAAACCAAACATAGAAACAATTACGATTCTTACGGTTATTTAATAGCACACCAATAACAGCTAAAACCATAGCTATCATTCCCAATACCTCCAACACTATCATATTTTCACCTTTTGTTTTTCAAACCAACTCTTACCAAGTGGGGCAACCTCTGCCTCAATTTCAATTGGTGTAGTTATAAATTTATAATGCTTTTTAATATCAACAGTCATTACTTGATTTACTAATTCCAAGTAATTTTTTAATTCTTTGCGGAGTACATCAGCGATAATACTATCATGAATTTGGCCTATCAACAGACTTTTCATTTTATATTTCTTCAGTAGTTTTTGAATACGAATCAAAGACCATAACAGGCAATGAAAAGCCGTCCCTTGTATAGGGTAGTTAATAACTTCATTACGTTTCATTTCCCCTTCGATGTGGAAACCTGTTAGCGTATCAAACCCACCATTTTCACAATATGCTGCATACCATTCGTCTTTCCATTGCTTGTATTTTTTAAATCTGTTGTTCCAAAAATCATATTCAACTTCTTTTATGTGGTGTATAAATGTGCCGGGTTTTGGTTTGGGATAATTCCACTTCCCATTTACGCCCCTTTCTTTTTCTAATGAACCGAGTTCATAAATCCCTTTAGTTTCTAAATGGCTATACAAATCATATCCGTTTCTGCATTGTAGTTTTAATTTTTCAATGTTATTCCACAAAGCAGGGGCACAATCATAAAACCAGTCACCATAAAACATAGGAAAGACAAACCCATTTTTGCCACTATACCTAATATCTTTTATTCGTTTGGCGTCTTTTTTACCTCGTGATTTCATTTCTCTTTTAGCAAGCATGTAACATTGTTGGGCCATATCACGATGCATATCTTTGGTAGGGTCACAAATATATTTAAGCATTACAGGATCTTTGTGATACCATTGTGCTCCATGTACTTCTATACCACCATAATCAGCTTCTACAATGTGTCCAGTACGCCACCGGGATATAAAACATTGCCTTATAAGTTTACCTATATCGTAATTTCTAATAGGCTGATTTTGGATGTTGGGTGAATCACAAGAACCTCTATAAGTTTGTACTAAATGCAAATTGAAAACAGCGTGAATAAAACCATCACTTGACACTTCACGCAAAATACCTTTTAAATATGTACCCCTTGCTTTTTTTAATTTCTTAATGTTTAAATGATCTTTAACAAAAGGTATATCGAGTTTTTCTAATGCTTCAATATCTGTCTTTGGTATCCCGCTGGCAGTGCGTTCGCTACACTCATACCCCATTATATTAAATAGTACTTTTCCTAATTGCTGTCCTGAATTAAGATTTGTTTTTTGTCCAAATTGTTTTCTCCAGACTTTACAAACTTTGCTATTTTTGATTTCATCTTCCAGCCTTTTAATTTCATTACCCGTATCAGTCATAGCCTGATTGAGATAATTTGTGTCTATGCACATACCATTGGCTTCTACTTGTGATAAAGCAATGACGCCGTTGTGTAGTAGTTTATATGCTTTGTTGGTTATTGGTCTCATGTATTATCTTTCGGTGCTGTATACCAATATTCGGCTTTCACATAATTGTATGTCTGTACTAATGTTTCTTTTGATAAGCAACGTTGTATGACGGCCATTATTTCTTTCTCTTGTCGATGGCTAAATCTTTGAAGGATAGTACTAAATGGGCAGGTTCGGTCTTTAAATGAAGCAACACACTGGATTATTTTTTCTTCCAAATTGTCTTCCAATATTTCACGTTCTTTTTCTAAATCTCTGTTAGTGGCTTTTTCTTGTGTAAATTGTTCGGGGTATCTTGCTTTCAATTTGGCTATGTTTTTATTCATAACATATTCGAAAGAAACATTTAGCCGCCCACAAATTATTGCCAAATACCAAAATACATCGCCCACTTCTTCTACAACATTTACGGGGTCTAATTCCCTACCATAAAAAAGTGCTTTCTTAGCGGCGTCTAATAACTCGCCAGCCTCAGTTGATACTCCTATTATGCCATGTAATAATCTTTCATCCATTGTAGTAAAAGTGGGTGATTCAGTTTTCAATGCTAATTTCATATACTCTTCGTTTGTCATTTTATTTTCTCCAATATTTTAATTTGTTTCATTGCTAATTGATATTCCAAAAGTGAATCCATGCCGTTATATAATAACAATTCTTCAATGTTTATTTCTCTTATCCGATTCAGTTTACTAGTGCCTTTTGATTTTAAAAATGGGGATATATGACTATCATAATCACCGGCACCCAATGTTACAAACGATTGAAACTTTAATCCCGTAATGCCTGCCCTATTATCGATAACGTGGGCGGCAATCATTGTATCCCAATACCAATTTTTAACACGATGCCCCAATTTATTCATCGTCCATCGGTCTTCAAATTTGATATTTGTGGCTATTTTCTTCACTGGTCTTTTCAATAGGTCTGATGTTGCTTCAATAGCTTCACCTTCAAAAGGAAAGGCGATAGTATGTTTACCATCAAAACAAATAGAACAACTCACAAGTTCAGATTTATCATACTCTGGTTTCAAACAATTTGCCTCATAATCAAAAGCAATACACTTTGCTTTCTTACCTAATAACTGTATTGCCTTTGCGGCTCTTGATGGCCTTAATATTATATCAATTTTCTTTTTATAATCTGGTACTGTTTTAAATGGTTTGGATTTTGATTTTCTCACTCCCATTTTCAAATGCTTATATAATAAGTTTTCCAGTATGTCACTATTCATTCTTAAAAGATATGCCGGGTGATATGTAGGTATTATCCACGTATTTAATTTCTGACATGGGATGCAAAAGCCAGCCCATTTTTTAATGCCCCCAAAATCCTCATCATCTTTCCATGCGTAAGATAATAATGATTGTGTGGCAATACCACCTAGTGTGATAATTACATTGGGTTTTAATCTGTTGATTGTTTTTATTAAGTTGGGTCGGCAGGCTTTTATTTGTCTGGCATCGGGTGTTTTGTTATCTTTTGGATGACAAATAATTGCATTCGTTTTCCAACAGTCTCTATCTAATTTTATATTTAACTGCTCTAAAGTTTCCCATAAAAATTGGCCGGACTTACCGATAAGCTGAATACCTTTTCTGTCCTCTTCTTTGCCCGGTGCCTCAGCAACAATCAATATCTTCTTCCTGCCTTTGCCTGTAGGTTGCATCTTCGGTGTTTTACAATGCCTAGACAAGCCACAAGCACCACAATGGGCTATGGTAGATAGTGGGCGTTTACTTTTTACAGTGGATAGGTTAAAGAACGCTTTTGCCATTACTCAACACCCAGACAAGAAACGTAAGTAAATCTACCGTCTGTAATTTTTAGGATACCATCACCAATTTCACACTTCACATTTTTGTTTAATATTTGAACAAGTGTTTTTGGTGAAATTCTAAATTCTCTAGGTTCTCCATTATACTTTATCTTTGCAATTTCTGTGTAAGCACCATTAACGCCCGTCCCAGTAATCCGTAATTTATTGGCTTTCAGTTTGATAGTTACTTGGTTATCGTCCGGGTTCTCTGCTGAAAATATCTCGGCTTTGTCTGCCGCTTCTTGTAGCCCTTTTGGTAATACAGTTGGTTCTCCTGTTTTCTTTAATACTGCTGTTAATTCTTTACTGTGGTATTCTTCAATATACCTGCGACAACTAATGACAAGGCCAACAGGATTTCTGAAATGAATCCAGCTTTCTGTTTCACTAAATTCTGTCATATCCAAATTAACAATATGTGTCAACGCATCTTTTCTTATCAGGATAGATTCTTCTAACCCTGTTTTAATTCTATACCTTGCTACTTGATAACTGTCACACGCTTCAACCCATTTAGGAGTGATATGTACACACACTAAAGAAAATTTTGTTTCATCCCTACCGGCACAATCCTTCACTTTATCAATTGCAATTATAAAATCTGTTGGTAGTTCCCGCCACTTCTTCGGCGTTTCTACGGATTCTATTGGCAGGAGTATTTCCTGTTCCATTTTTATAGTGGCTAGTCTTCGTTTGCCACTTGCTATAGTTATTTCTGCATCCTCATCTGTTGTTGTGTTTACGTCAACTTCTTCCTCTTTCATTTTCCTCAGTATGGCGAGGAGTGGTGCTGATTGTACTGCCCCGGTTATCTTTAGTTTTGTTTTAAACCTGCACGCCACATCATCATTGAACGTCATAACTACACCTTTTGAAAATACAAAACATGTACTCTGTTCAATTATAGCCCTTGACGATAGGCCCGATGTTACTACTTCCAAATTCTTTAATAAATCTTCCCGATTGATTCTCATTTTGCTTTCCTTATGTTAGAATAATTTTTTTCTGTTCTTATTTAGTTTATCATCATGTTTTGCTTTAGCGTTTTTCTTTACACCAATATAATAATCTGTTTTTTTATATAATCCCGGATGACAAGACCACTCATATATTTCTCTATAAATGGTATTATCTCTAACTTTTTTATCTCGCATCAAAAACACAAATTGCTTATTTTCCTTTAGTATTTTTATTCTTTCCATTACAGTATCAACGGTATCCTTTACACCTACATACACATACCACCGTGTAAACCAATCAGGCATTCCATTATCTTTCAATAATTTCAATGCCTTAAGAACTGACTTTTTAGATTTGATATCGTCAAAAGCAAAACGCAACCCCATTGAGGATACAAACTTTAAAGATAAAATATCTCTACACAATTTATCGGTGAGTAATCGACAGTCCAGACCTTGGTTAAAATCTACAATCAAATTTTCTTTTCTCAGTTGGTCGCATATTTTGGAAAAATGTTTTGGTGCGGCTAAAATATTATTATCCATCAAAATAACCCTATCGCTTTTCCCATCCCATATGTCGTAAATATCACCAACTATTTTTATCTTGCCTTCTTTTTGTGGTACTATACAAAAATAACAATTTCGAATGCATCCACGAGTCGTAAAGCCGAAGTTTATTTTTGGTTTTATTGCGTCAATTTCGGGGGGTAGTTCTTTTTTTAAAGAGTAACCAGAACCACCAATTTCTGCCACACCTTCCCATTTAGTACAAAAATGTTTATTCCAATCAAAGACACAAGATACATACACTTTATCATAATTTTGTAATAATAAAGGAAAGGTATTTGGATGTTCATCTTTTATCTGGTTAACCACATCCCCCAATAATTCATGGTGGATTTTAATTTTTTGTAGTGCCAGATTAGGAATAATGCTATCTACATTTACTAATAATATTTTCATGTTATGCTAATTTGTATGTACCGTCTGAGTCTCTTGTTGCATGTCCTGCTTCAATTAATCTGTCAAGATGTGCATAATACTTGCTTTTCAATTCCACACCAGCTTTTTCTGTTAGTTGTCGAACTGTTTTTCCTTTTTTAGATAGTGTAGCATTCACCTTTGCATTATCTGAATCGAGTTTACTTCCAAATTTATCACAACCAACTTCTTCTTTTGCCTTTGGTTTCTTACCGCTCTTCTTTGAGTCCGTTTTACCCGTTTTATTCTTCACCCTCTTCTTCGGCTGTTCTTTTGTAGAACTCTTATCCTTTTTCTTTTTTGCTTTCTCTTCTGGCTTCTCTTCTTTTTCAACTTCCGGCTCTGCCTCTGCCTCTGCCTCCACTTCTTTCTTAGCTTTCTTTTTATTACGGGTTACTTCAACGTCATCGGTTGAAATTATTTCGTCCAGTAACTCATCCAACGCATCATCGTTTGTTGTGGTATCCTCATCGACGATGGTATGGAGCAAATTAACTTTCTTTTGCACTTTTTCCAGCGGCCACTTCACAGCGGTTTTGAATCCAATGCCTACCAATATCTCTACTACTTTTTCTTTTTTAATCTTCATTTCATTGTCCCTTCCAAAATTGTTTTAATATTTTTCTATTTGCCTTCTAGTATTATATCTATGTTTGGCCAATCTTCCCGCACTATGTCAGCACATAATTTTAATGTCGTAGCATGAGCAGCAGCATGAGCAGCAGCATGAGCAGCAGTATGAGCAGCATAAGCAGCATGAGCAGCATGAGCAGTATGAGCAGCATAAGCAGCAGTATGAGCAGCATAAGCAGCATGAGCAGCATGAGCAGCATAAGCAGCATGAGCAGCATAAGCAGCAGCATGAGCAGCATGAGCAGCATGAGCAGCAGCAGCAGCAGTATGAGCAGCATGAGCAGTAGCAGCAGCAGTATGAGCAGCATGAGCAGTAGCAGCAGCAGCTTCCAATTCTTCTCTGCTAATAACGTCGCCGTTCACCCATTTTTCATGTAGCAGAATACAATCTTTGCTCGCTTGTGTCATCCATTCCCAAGCTAACCTCGCACATTTCAGGGATGTTTTAGTAATTGGTTTGCGTTCATTTGAATAAGGTTTCGAGTCGTCCATTGACCCGATTAACCACAGCATCCAATCGCCACGCTCGCACTTGTCCCATGCCTCCTGAGAGGTTGCGAATTGGTGTGACCATTGAATGGCACTTTCACAAGCGTTTAATTCTTTAAGTTTTTCAATGTATTTTTTAATTTCCATTTCGTTTTCCTTAATTTTGCCGTTTTCTATGTCACTATACTATTATCGGTTTTTCTATTCGTTTTTGTTAATCTTTTTCAAATTTTTTGTTATTTTTTGCAAATATCCCTTAATTTCGGCGATTTTGCTCTTCCAATGGGTCTGATTGGCTATAATTATGACTTGTTGAGGTGTTCTGCCATCTGATATGCAATCTTCCACAAAGTCTTCGATTGTGCGTATTTCAGGTTTAAAACACCATTTTTCGCCATCCCAGAAATTAGGGCCTGTTTTGCTTATATACAGCCCTATTTCCCTTTTTTCTTCAGCGTCCATAATATTCTTTGATGGCATTACCATAACTCCTTGTGATTTCGATGTTTGATTCTTTTATTTTTTCACGTTTGGCCATTTCCATTAATTCTGCCATATTTAAAGCAAGCATTTGAGCTAATTGTATAACTTGAGATGGTGTCGGTGTTTTTGTGCCTCCTACAATTTTAAGTGCTTGCAATTCTGTTATTTCTAAATAATCAGCAACATCTGCCGCTTTCTGTCCCGTACATCTCATTTTATTATTTATTCTATTTCTGAACTGGCCCATGACTTTTTACCTTATTTAAAAATTTATAAATAGTTTTTTTTATTATTGTTTTATAATCCGGAAATGGTGGGAACCCACCAAAGCATTTTTTATTTAAACATCCATCTATCGTTTTGGAACAAGTGATATTTGTCCCCACATACCCACACTCTCGCCCACCAAATACAAATGGACAATTAAGCCAAGGATTTTTACCCCTTTTTATTTCTAAACTCATTTTTCTACCTTTTCTAAAATGTTGATTTAATTGCCGGATTACTCAAACCCAAACACCCAGCTACATGAACACATTTTTGCACATTGAATCTACTTTCCCGCAATACTATCCAATTCAATCTTATTATGTCTCTAGCCTTTTCTGCATCAACCACATTCAAACCAACCATGCCGGTTACATGAGCAAACTTGCGTTTATCCTCGCTAAAGTTTTGCATGGTGATGGTTTTAGCATCGTAAGAGCTTGCGTCCGCTTGTGTGGCTGTTACAACAAGGCAATGGTATTCTTGTGACAATGCCCGCAACTGCTTCCATGTTTCGTTTATGCGGTCCCTACCTTCAATGCCGGGGAAGTCCATATTCATAATGTCAGCATAATCAACAACAATTACATCAGGCACCCAATCATCACGTTCCCAGTTTTGCAAAATGCTTTTCATCATCCTGACATTTAGTGTTGAGTTGGGGTGGCATGATAATTTGAATAATGGGCGTTTCGATTTAATCTTTGTTCGCATGACTTTTTCACATGCCTTTTTTGCTATCTTCCAATTCAACTTTTTATTGAATGTTTTCACTTTCGATTTAACACGGGCAACATTTTCTTTCTCTTTTATTTTCATTGCTACTGGGATATTTAATTTACAGGGGTATAATGGACGACCAGAAACGCGGATCATCAATCTACGCATTATTTGGTTCTGGCTCATATCACCAGCTTCAAAGAATGCTACTTTCTTTCTTTGTAGCATTGACCTGTAAGCAATATCCAAAAGCCAAAAAGTCTTCCCCCTTTTCTCTGGTCCTAAAAAAGCAATAAATGCATCACGTTCCAAAGCATCCTTGAAAAACCTACCTAAATCACCGGGATATTCAATCAGTGCTTCTTTTTTATCAGCAAAGGCCGCTTTAATTGCTTCTTTATCTTGAAGGATATTTATACCTTCACCATCACCCAATTCTATTTTGTTAAATTGCACAACCCTGTCATTTGCTTTTTCCGGTTTATCAATTTCAATATCACCTTGTATTTCCTCAGCTAATTTTTCTAATTGGACTTCATTAAAATACTTACCGGCAACATCAATTACATATTGGCTATTGGTTTCTTCTTCTTGTTCTTCATAATCATCTGAAATTGAACCTAAAAACTTTTCAACTAGTTTAGTGTTTTCTTTGCTGGTATGATTATTTGCCCAACTTTGGTACAAGTTTTCAATTTGTCCTTTTGGGGCTTCGTTGTATTTATTGTAATATTTGATACACCAGCCAGCTATCAAGTTCGCCCAGTTGATCCTGAAAAATCCACTTTTCCATTTGTTAGCAATCTTAGCCAACACCAAATCATCCACAATTAGTGCTGTTAATACTAATCGTTCGCTGTGTTTGTTTTTCCTGTCTATTTTCATATTTTAGTCATTTTCTTAATAATACCTTGTAAATAACCTCATATCTTATCGAATTTCGCACAAAACCGCTTGTTTCCCGCCGTTTCTTTTGAATTTGATACCATAACACCATATTTTAATTAAAAGCCGTTAGACGACAGCCTGAAGCATTTTCTTATATTGGCCCCACCTTTTGGGGTCAGCACAAAAGCCAAGGGCTAATTGCTTGCCCATAGCATCAAATCTTTTGTGGTTGATATTAAATGTGTAATTACGGAAATCACCATAGAATCCTTCCCAGCCTTTGATATTGTCCCATATTTTCTTTAGCCATATTCTTTCCACAAACCACTCAACATCAATCAAATTTTCATTATCTGAAATAACATGATGGGCAAAGGAAAATACATCTTCTATCCTATCCGTTTGCTTTTTAGTTTTTAATGAGGCCGTTAATTCAAAATGATTTTTCAAGTATTCACGATAATTATTGCAAGAAGTTTGAACCACTTCTGGCAACAACTCAACACAACCGGCAGGCCAATTACCAAAATTGGCAAGCGTTTCTGCTATTTGACGGGATGCTTTTGTTATTTTGATGTTTGTCTTTTTGTTTTGTTTTGCGTCTGCTATATTATTACATTCAGCCCGGTGCATGGCATCCTCAATCCTTTTGAACTTGTCAGTAAGGTCATTTGCTTTGTAAATTTGAGGGGTGTACTTTTCCTCTATATTTTGACAATACCACAATATAACTTTTTTGACATATGACTTGGTTGATTTGCTAATTAACTTTCTGATTTGGTTTGACCATGTTTTCAATTGAATAGTTCTATTGATGTTACCTTTCTTATCTATTGCTTTTTTGAGCTTCTTGGCTAATTTCAATTCAAATGAATCTTTTGGATTTATTAAATGTTCACGGGGGTTCGAAGAATCCCCAAATATTTCTTTTTTCTTATTATTCTTTTTAGTATTATTATTCTTTAATACACCGTGTATTTCAACTAGTTGATTTTCTACTTCTAGGTTTCCGCATAGTGGCTTTTCATATACAAGATATTCCCAACGGGATATCCTATTTTTGCCATCTCTCAATACATTACATTTCATATATCCATATTTTATCAACTCTTTTATGCCAGATTTTAAACTGGATTCCCCATCAGGTGCGTGGGTTTTGAGTTCGCTCATGTATAATTTCCAATTACTTGGTAAAGATAATATGTAAGAAAGTATTCCTCTGGCTTTCCATGACAGTCTTTTGTCCCCCAAAGTTTTTCTATCAATTTGGACGTATGGATTCTGTTTATTTTTTACTACTTTGAAAATTGAGTTATTTTCATTATTGTTTTCCATTACATACCTTCCCTATATAAAAGAAAACACCGGCCACGGTATTTCAGACCCACGTTACAGAATGAGAAATGTGCAGCCGGTGTTTGTACTTTGTAAAATTGTTTTGGTTTTGTAACGTAGGTCTATCATGTTTTTAATATAACTGTTTTACTTTTACTTGGCAATATTATTTTAATAATTTTTTTAACTTGTTTATTTCTTTAGGTTTAGCTGAGGCTGCATCATTCGCATCGAGTGTTATGTTGTAAGTTTTGCCGGGAAACAAAGACAATTCATCACATAATCGCTTTGCTCTTTGTTGTGCTTGTGGTTCATTATCAAAACAAACATAACGTAAAGGATGCTCAATCATTTTAGCAACTTGGGCCTTACTATAATTTATGCCAAGGGTGGCAACTGCTCCCGGCCCAATTGCCCAAACATCAGTCGGCCCTTCAAAAATTAAAATTGTATGGCTTGCATATTCTTCACCATATAATAATTTACTATGTAAAACTGATTCTTGTTCTGCCGTTGCATTTATGTATTTTGCTTTTGTTTCATCGCTGATAGAACGAGTGGTCCAGCTAACTACTTTTCCTCTGTAGTGTATAGGTATAAAAATTCGCCATTGCAATTCACTGGCAATGCCTATACCTTTTATTTCCCAATACTTTTCTAATCGTTTAGGATTAAATCCTCGTCTGGTTAAATATTTTCTGTGGGGTGATTGTAATTTGCAAACACCTTTTGGGATGATTAACTTGCCTGCATGTTTTTCTTCTATATGTTTTACAGAAGATAAATCACCAATAAGTTTTTTAGCGGTTGAAAAAGAAGTATCTGTAATTTCGGCAACTACCTGAATTAGAGGATGCCAACCACACCGCCAACAAATACAATACTTGTCTGATAGGTTATATCCTAGATGCCACTTGTGCGTATCTTTACCACAGAACGGGCAGTCTATTTGCAGCCAGCCACTCCGGCAATGGTGGTGCCCTTCTGGTGCTTGTGGTATATTGTATTCAGATAATATATCGGTAAAGTTCATATGTCTTATTATCGGTTTTTTACTCTGGTTTTGTTAATAATTATTTTTTACTTCCCACTCTTTTCCGCATAAAAGCAGAAATAGTCCCTGTCATTGATTTGCCCCGTTTGGCACAATATGCCTTAAAATGGGCTTTGAGACTTGCGGGCACTTGGATTAGTATTGGCTTTTTATCATCCTTATATTTGTTTGGTGTTTTGATTTTCATTTCTTTTTCCTCTTAAATGATTTGGCCAATTTGTCATATATTTCTAAATCGTAGTCACTGATTGTTCCATCTAATACTTGACTGATTACTTCTTGTTTGCTTTGAAGTAATTCACAAAGTGGTTCTTCAATTGTATCTTTTGCGATTAGGTATGAGATAACAACGGCATTTTTCTGGCCTATCCTATGTGGCCTGTCTTCTGCTTGTAGCATGATACCCGGTACAAAGTCTATTTCAACAAAAGCTAATTGACTAGCTGCTGTTAATGTAATACCTGTACCAGCGGCTATCATTTGTCCGATGAATATTTTTATTTTTTTATTATTGTGAAAACTGGTAATGGCTAATTCTCTTTTTTTCGATGGGGTGCTTCCATCGATAACAACACTTATTTTTTTGTATCTGTCATGAAGTTGTTTTAATATGCTTTTGTGGAATCCATATAGGATTAACTTTTCATCTGTCTCTTCTAAGAAATTATCCACCCATTCAAAAACAGCTTTCATTTTTAGTTCGGCAGCAAGTCTTTTAAGATATCCCATTTTCACAACTGCTTCTGCCTTCATTGCTCGCTTGGCTTTCGCTGTTGATTTTTTGGACAGCCATTTTATAAATTCGTTTTTTGCTGTGTTGTATTCTTTTTTATTTGATATGGTTAGAGGTATTATCTGTCTTGTTTTTTCTGGTAATTCTTTCAATACATCTTTTTTTAATCGTCGTATCATGCCTAGTGATTTTAGTTTGTTATGCAGTTCGTCTAGATGTGCTGCCCCCTTGAACTCCCATCCCCACGGTCTTTTCGATGCTTTACAATAACGAAAAGCAAATGTCCAAAAAGAAGGAAATTCTTTTGGCCATATTAAATTCAATGTTGTAAATAATTCAGAAGGTCTATTAACAAGTGGTGTTCCACTGAGTGCTATAACGTGTTTTGTTGTTTTGGCTAATTGTTTAACAGCCTTTGTTCGTTTGGCACTTCTTGATTTGATATAATGACTCTCATCAATGATAAAGACAGATGGTTTTATTTTTTGTATATAATCCATCCAATATTGTAAAATTTCATAATTGATTATTAGTATTTCGCACTTATTTAAAATGCCTTTCTTTGGCGGTGTTCTACTTTCTAATACCACTGTCCGAAGGTTCATATGTTGTAGTGCCTGCGTTGCCCATACCCATTTTAAAGTGGCGGGGCTTACAATAACTACAGGGCGTTTTTTAGGGCATTTCATTAACCAATATAGGCATTGTATTGTTTTACCTAAACCCATTTCATCAGCAAGTAAAGTCCTACCTTTGCATCTCCGTATCTGTTTGGCTCCTTTTAGTTGGAAGGGTAAAAGTTTAGTGACCATCTTGTATTACTTCCTTTATCTCATTTATTGTTTTGATTATTTGCTCAGATGACCAGCCTATACTTTTCATAATGCTTTTGAGTTTACAATGAGGGCGGCGTACATGTGGTTTTTCCGTCCGCATTATTTGTTGTATTTCTTTTGGTGAAGAACGGATTAAATTTATCATGGTTTTACCATCATTTGATAAATCACATAATAAATCGTCGAGTGATGTGGTTTCGTTTTTGGCTGGTAGAAATTCATTTACTTCACATACACTTTTTATTTTTTTGAATGAGTTTTCCATTTTTTCTAGGAGGCCATGCCATATTGTAAAATGGATGTGGTTTGTGAAAGGCCCTTTTTCTGGATTGTAGTTTTGGTAGGCATCTAAGAAAAGCAAATTGGCTTCAGAACTCAAATCATCATATTCATTAAATGGATTGAAATGCCGTTTGATGAATTTATGACAAATATTGTGGATGAGTTTCTCTACGTCTGTGTAAGTTTCTGAAATTGCTTGCTGCTTCAAAGTTCCCATAAAATAGCTCCTTTAATTTTTGGGTATTTGTTTTATATAGTTTATATACTTTATATATGGCAACGTCAAGTATAATTTTTATTTTTTATTCTGAGGGGTGCCCTAATGCCTCATTTAGTATTTCGCGTAAGATGTCGGACCATATTATATTTTTGCCGGTGTTCTTGCGTCTCTGCTCCGCTGTTCGTTCTAATATTAAATAGATGTGGCGGGGTACTTGGTATGGGTTCCTGCCTGTTTTTTTCTGTTTTGTTTTTGTTGTTTTCTTTTTCATTTCAATTTCCTTTTGGTTTTATTATAGTATAGTATGATTTTATACATTTTTCATTACAGAATAACACAACAAGAGAATCATCATCCGATTCACTTTCTTTAGCATAGTATCCGTCATCTTGGCTCACGAATTTGCCACAGTTTTGACATTGGATAGATTTTGTGTTGTTTTGTTCTTCCATTTTAGAATCCTCTAATTTCAGTTTTGATTTCTTTAGGTACAGATGCTTCCAATAGTTTTTCTACAAATTCTAATACAGTTTCGCCGATTGTTGGGTCTATTTTATATTTCATTATTGCTTGTACATCTCGGCATAATGACGCAGCTACTACTAAACAGGTTTTAATATCAAGTGTTAGTTCTATTTTGCCTGCAAATATTTCATCAGCGTCCGGGCTGTCTAGTATTTTGTTTAATACTTCACTAGCGTATTTCTGTCCTCTGACTGATGCTATTGCTATGTCACTTTTATCCATTTTGCTTTCACTCCCTTATATTATCTGCTTAGAGAATTTGTTTTTGTTTTATTTTCACGCTATTTTATCATTGTGGACATCAATTTTAAATTCAAGTCTAGGTATTCACGGTATATCTCCAGCCCGGCACATATTAGTGTATTATGTGATAAGTCTGTAAACTCTTCCAAAGCGTTAACAAAACAGTTCTCAGCCTTACGCTGAAGCTCCTCAGCTACTAGTAGCGGGCAAAAGTCGGGATGATCGGTCTTGAGTCCCGCTTTTGCTTGTTTAGTACGACATTGGGCCATATAGAGCTTGAAATTAGCATCAGACATTTGATAGTCTTGCTTTGGATCGCTAACATAATTGGAACAATTGACGCGGCCTCGTGTAATATGCTTATCGGCGTAGGGGTATTTTTCAGCTTCCAGGATTTCCCGTTGGTATCCTTCAACAATAGGTCTTATCGTTTGGACAAAAGCCATTGTTTTGAAAACGGTTTTAGCTAAACTAATGAGATGTTTGGGAGGATTCTTGAGTTTTAGCATTTTTTAAAGTTTCATTTTTTGCTCCTTGGTTGTGTTTTTATTTGTTGTTTCTTGTTATAGTGACCGGATTAATTTTTTGCCCGACTAAAAGACTTAATGGCCTCAGCCTTATTTGACATATGAGATGCCGCATTTTTTACACTCTCTCGCCAGTTACGACCAAAAGCAAAGGTACGAAGTGCGATGTATGAACTCAACTCAATATCACTCATCTGGGTAAGTATTTCTGAGTTGCTTAGTTTGGTGTCTTTATATCTGCGTTCTGCTTTTTTGACAATTCTTATTGCTTCTTCTCTTTGTTTCGGTGCCAGTGTTTTGATTTCTGTTGTTTTCATTTTTAAGCTCCTTGATTTTGTTATTAACTTTTTAATACCTTAACTGTTATAAGTATACAACTATATATCGGTATATACAAGTATAATCTTTAGGAAATAGTGAAATTTATTGAAAATCCCTGTTTTTAGCCTAAAAACGAAGAAAAAGAGTAAAAAAACATTCACAAAATCCTTTACTTGTTTGGCCATATATAGTTTATATATATTTTTATTGATTTTCGCCCTTTAAATCGTTATAATACCACCCAAATTTAACAACTAAAAAATGGAAGCTAAAAATGAAACAATGTCGATGGAAAGATGATTACTATTTAATGTCATATGAACTGGCAAAAACCGGTCTAACTAACAAAAAGATAGCATCAGTAATCGGATGCCACCCAGAAGCATATACTGTGTGGATAAGAAAAAAACCAGCACTCAAAAAAGCCTTAATAAAAGCCCGCAAAGTATTAGACAAAAACAATTCTGACGTATCATTTTTAGACTATATCAATTCACAAATCCCAAAAGAATTAGTAAAGATTTGGAACCGTATAACAAACTATGAAAAAGAAAAGAATGGAATCTGTAAAATAGAGCGATTACTAGAAAAGAACGGCGAAAACGTAAGACAAGGCATTTTCCTACATTCACTGGTTAAACACAATTTCCAAACAAACCTAGCATTAAGAAAAGCACATGTATCATGGAAAAGATTTAATATGTGGATGGAAGAAGACCCACAGTTCCCAGAACTATTAAATTATATAGAATTCTTAAGAGGTAATTTCTTCGAAGATGCTTTAATGTCATTAGTTGCTGGTGGTGATATAGGTGCAATAAAACATGTTAATGAAACATTCAATGCTAAAAGAGGATATGCTAAACAACCAACACAAATAGATATGAAAGTAACTGCTAATATACAAGTTAATGTAATGAAAATGGCTGATTTGGGTTTATCTTTAGAATGTAGGAAAGAGATTTTGAAGAAGTTAAGAACGAACAAGCAACTGGAATCGGGTGTTAAAGAAATAAATGGAATGAAGGTATTAGAACAGGCGGTTGTGTAAATTTATAGTTTTTAGAATAGGAGAATTAAAAATGGCGAATAAAGATGGAAAAGGACCAAAAGGCACAGGGCCAAAAGATGGACATGGTGGTGGAAAAGGTGGTGGTAGATCTAAACCAACAGGACCAAAAACAGGAGGTAAAAAAGGGAATTGCTAACAAGTGAATAAGGGCAAGGCGGCGGCGTGTATGAAACGCAAGTCGAATAATGGCGATTGGGTTGAGTTCCCTATGAGTTAACAACCATTACCACTGATTCATAATGAATAGGCTCAGTAAAGTATCCTAGCAGGTTTGAATCCTGCCGCCGCTTTTGCCCTTTTGAAAAGTAAACTTAATATGGAGAGAATAGAACATAAAAAGAAAGGAAAGAAAAAGGGAATTGTTAATGCCAGTAACAAAACCACAATCATTAAAACAGACAACTGCATTTGAAGAGAATGATGTATTGGCGTCTATTTGTAAAGACAGCTTTTATGAGTTTGTGAAAGAGTTCTGGGGTGAGATTATAGCCGAAAAGCCTTCATGGAATTGGCATATAAAGTATTTGTGTGATGAACTCCAAAAGATGGCTGAGCGTGTATTTCTTGGATTGCCTAGAGAATATGATTTAGTTATCAATATACCACCCGGCACAACAAAATCAACAATATGTAGCGTTATGTTTCCTGCTTGGACATGGATAAGGATGCCTTCGACAAGAATAATAGGAGCATCGCATAAAGAAGGATTACAAACAGATTTAGCCCAGTTCTGTAGAAATGTAGTAAGGTCGGATAAGTATAAGACGTGTTTTCCAAATGTGCAAATAAGAAAGGAACAGGATGCCAAATCTTATTTTATGAATACGGCAGGTGGTCGTCGGTTGGGTATAGGTGTTGGGGGAATTGCGGGGTTTCATGCTCATTTTATTCTTATTGATGATCCGATAGATCCAAAAGAAGTAACGGATACGAAAGTACATGCTGCTAATTTTTGGATGACTAATTCATTATTATTGAGAAAAGTGGATAAAGAAATAACACCAACTATTCTAATAATGCAGAGAGTATGTCAAAATGATTGTTCTAATGAGATGCTAAATCGTAAAAATGTAAATGTTAAGCATATATGTCTTCCAGCAGTTTTGTCTGAGGATGTGAATCCACCAGAGATTAGAAAATATTATGTTGATGGGTTGTTAGACCCAGTTAGATTATCGCGTAAAGCTTTGAGAGAATTAGAGCCACTTGAATGGCTATATAAAGCTCAGATAATGCAAAAACCTATTCCGTTAGGTGGTGAGATGTTTCACGTTGAGCGTATAGGCATAGATACGGCTCCTAACAAGTGGAAGAAGAAAGTAAGGTTTTGGGACAAGGCCGGTACTAAAGACGGTGGAGCCTACACTGTGGGCGTTTTAATGGGTGAGGATGTGAAGGATCAGTTTTGGATACTCGATGTAGTAAGAGGACAGTGGGATTCGGCACAAAGAGAAGATATAATAAAGCATACAGCTTTATTAGATGGGAAGAGTATTTTAGTTGGTGTAGAACAGGAGCCGGGTAGTGGTGGAAAAGAATCGGCACAAAATACAATTAGGAATTTAAGTGGTTTTTCTGTATTTGCTGAAAGACCTACAGGTGATAAAGCACAACGAGCAACACCATTTTCAGCTCAAGTGAATGGTAATAATGTATTTTTAGTAAAAGCTGATTGGAATGAAGAATATACAAGAGAGCTTCGTACATTTTCACCAGAAAATTCGAAGTGTAAAGATCAAGTCGATGCTTCAAGTGGGGCGTTTACTAAATTAACAGGTGGCGGAACATTAGAAATAGGTGTGTTTAAATTATTTGATTAGGAGTTTAAAATGGAAAAGCGTAAAGACAGGATGATAAAGGTAGCGATAGTGAAGGTAACCAGAAAAAACGCAAAGTCAATACGTCGTATTTGTCGTATGGATAAGCCTTATAAAGAAGCAATGATTGTGCTTATTGCGAATGAGTTGGAAAACAAGGAACATCCCGTGATTGTAATTGAAACGGATTATATGGAAGAGGAGAAATATGAGTCAATTGAAAAGACAAATACTTAATTTTTAAAGATATAATAAAGGAATAATGAAATGACAAAGAAAAAAATAGCTCATAGTGTTGGTATAAATGATGAGCCGGAAGAGACAATGGAATTTAATACAGAAGGTGAACAAACACAGGAACAGGTACAAAATCAAATATTTAGGGAAGAGGTAATAGCCAATGCGACTATTGCAAGGGCTGAGTTAATGTCTCAATTTCTAAATCCCGGCAAAGACATCAATCATGAATGTGGTTATCCAACATCTATCACAAAACAAAATTACAGGGAGTTGTATGATAGGATGGGCTTGGCTTCCCGTGTTGTTAATATTTTCCCTGAAGAGAGTTGGTCATTACTACCAGAAATAAATGAAAATGAAGATGAAAAAGAAACTGAATTTGAAAAACAGTGGAAAGAAATACAAGAAGAGAAACATGTTTATCAAATATTAAAGCGTATAGATGTTTTGAGTGGTATAGGTAGATATGGTTTGTTGTTGATTGGTATTGATGATGGTAAGAGATTAAATGAGCCGGTTGAAAGTATTAACCCGGTTACGGGTGAAACGATGGAGGGTGAAGGTACTAAAGAAAGGAAATTGCTGTATTTGAAACCGTTTGATGAATCGGTCGTGGATATAACAGCACGAGAAGGAGATGCTACAAGCCCGAGGTATGGCAAGCCAACAAAGTACTCCATCAAGTTTGAAAACATAAAAGACGGTACGACAGGTGGTGAAAGCAAAGAAGTACATTGGACAAGAATATTACATGTTACTGATAATAGAATATCAAGTGATATTGTGGGCGAACCGAGAATGAAAAAAGTCTATAATCGCCTATTAGATATCAGGAAGGTTTTGGGTGGTAGTGGCGAAATGTTTTGGAAAGGGGGGTTCCCCGGCATATCTATAAATGTTGACCCTTCAGCTACATTCTCAACTGAACAGCAAGCGGATATGAAAACAGAGATGAGAAATTATTCGCAAAGTTTACAGCGGTATTTCTCGGCAGTTGGTGTTGATGTTAAGATGTTAGAAACACAAGTAGCAGACCCACGAGGTAATTTAGATTGTCAAGTAGATTTCATTTGTGCTGCATTGGGTATACCGAAAAGGATATTTGTAGGTAGTGAGCGTGGCGAGTTGGCTAGTAGTCAAGATTCGAAGGCATGGAATAAACGTATAGTACATAGACAAGAGTTTTATTTAACACCTTTACTCATTAGGGAATTTATTGATAGGTTGATTGCTTTGCGAGTATTACCTGTAGTTGACAATTATGGAATAACTTGGCCGGATCTGAATGCCCCATCAGATAGTGAAATTGCTGAGGTGGCGGGCAAACAGACAGAAGCAATGAGCAAATATGTTGCCGGTACTGTTGACCATTTAATACCACCACGAGAATTTTTAACAATGATAATGAAGTTTTCAGATGAGCGGGCGGATGCAATAGAAAAGGCTGTTAAGGGTTATGCGGGCGATGTTATTGACGAAAAAGAGGCCGAAATGGCTGTCCGTGAAGCCGAAGCACTCAAGGCAGAAACCGAAGCTGAGAAAAAAATTAAAAAATCTTTACCAAAATCAGAGTAAAAAACCGATAATATAGTAGTGGAATGATATTACTATGTTGTTGGGAGTTTATTTATTATGGCAAAGCGTAGAAATAATAAAAAAATTATCTAAGATGCCCCAAGATGCCAAGGTTCAGTATGGTTATACTGAATTCAATGGTCCTGATGATACTTGTGGTTATGAAAATGAAATTGATGTGGATTCCGTGTATGTTTGTGATGGTGTTGTTAATTTAGATGGATAGAAATAAGGAGTTATTATGAAAACGATGCAAGAGTTTATAGACGGTTTAGAAAAAGTGGAAGTGAAAATACGTGGTTTTTGGCAATCGCGTTTTGCTTTGTATAAAATGGATGATGTGGTTGTAATAATATCCGAGGTGGACACTGAAGAGAAGTTATTGGATAAAATCACAACTTTAGGTCATATGGAAAGTGCCCTTTTGTTGAGTGTTGGTATGGATAGTTGGCGAAAACCAGAAAAGAAAATAAGGTATGGCAAAGTTGGCCGGGATATGTTAGGTGCTTCTGTTTTTAATGTAAGTGGGACGAACATGGGTCATGTGGTCAGTTATAAAAATACCGATAAAGGAGTATTGCTTGAAACAGATGTGGGTTGCTTTTTTGATTTGAATTGGTTAATAGCACAAAGAAGCCATTTTCAAAAAGGTAAAGTAAATTCGACGTTCAGTATATTTGAAGAATAGTAAATAAGATGGCATTGTTGGCAAATATAATATTGCTTGCTCGCGTGTATAAATGCCCGTGCCATCTTTTTAATACATAAAAACTGTTACAGAAAGGCAGGTGTATCATGCTGGGTGTATAAAGACAATTTAATAGCGTCGATGTGTTTTAATGTACTAATTTTTAACGTCTTTTTATGAAAGGGACAACGACATGCGAAGAAGTTTTATTTTAATCTTGTTAGTAGTGGTCATGGCCATGCTGGCAGGGTGCTCTCGATTCCAGTGTTGGAGCGGGGCATGTAAAGATATTGACAACGTCATTGAATTGACTAAGTTAATCGCCATAGACGAGTCTGCGACTGAAAGCGACATGGTGAACCAGTTGGAGAATGTTGCTAATTACTACGCCGATTTATATGATGATTCCAAACCGTTCGGCGGGTTATATGCTAATGCTCAATATAAAGACATACTTGTAAGGAGTACGGCACTTTCCGCAGACATTGCCCGGCGTGCCAAAGCCGGTTCACTTTCAAAAGAGCAAATGATTTTAGCATTAAAGAAAGAAGCGTTTCATTTGACTCAGTTGAAGCTGGGTACTTTAGGCGAACAGTAATTGTTTGCCGAGTGCTATGTTGATTTGAACTAAAAATAAAACTTTTAAAATGTAAGGGTATAAAATGGGAATAGATATTGCTGGATTGATTGGTAATTTGCCTGAGGAATTACAAACAATCATAAACGATTTTGTAACCCAATACCAAGTTGATATAAAGAATATGACGCTTGATGAGCTAACAGGATTCATCAATGATATTGGTAGTGGTAAGACGGTGGAAGCCCATATGGCATTGTTTGCGAAGAAGGGTGCCGATGAGGCAATAGCTGAGTGGGATGGTATTTCTGGTGATACGGCGGAAGTAAATGCTGAAAATGCTGCATCGATTGCCAAGCAAAAAGAAATGGTTTCAAATTTGCTAAAGGCGTTGGCAGGCTTGGGCGTATCACTGTTGATATCTCAAGTAGATATTCCATCCGTAAATTAATAGTTAGCGTAATTACTAAAAGATTATCTCTTTTTTAAGGAGAACAATCGACGTGAAAATATTAAGTACTATTTGGAATGGCGTTGATAATTGGAAAACCATAATAGGTGGACTTGTTCTCGCCCTATGTATTATTGCTCGATGCGTTGGTGTTGATGTGCCAGAGTTGGCATTTACAGCGGCAATAGGATTATGTGGTGTAGGTATGACTCATAAGTTTGTTAAACTCCAGTCTATAATTTCTATTGTCAAAGAGGAACTCGATAAGGTTGTTAAAAATCTTCCTAAAGAAGATTAGAAATAGAGTTTTCTCCTCCCTCAAGGTATGGTGTAATGGTTGCACAGTGAAACGAATCCATATAAGGTTGTTTTGTAAGAGTGGGTTAAATTCCTACTGCCTTGATTTTTTAGAAATGGAGTTATGATGTTTAGTGTTAGACAAAAACGAGAAATATCTGAGAAGATACAGGAAGTATTAAGGGAAACAAACCATCCAGAATTACCTGATGATGAGATACAATTTTTGATACATATAAGAGGTAAAGAAAAATAGAGTTGGGCTAATATCCGTAATAATTTGGCTATTTTAACACCAAGAATCAATCCGTGGAATGAAGTACAAGATAGGAAGTAATTTAAAAATATGGGTAATATGAAAAAATTACGAAGAAAGTTAATACAGTCAATGACAGGTAAGATAAATGTATTTGCCTGTACAGGGTGCAAACATAAAATTGTTACTGTTGATTTGTGTAATGGCACTACGCCGGGTTCGATGGTATGCCCTAAATGTCAAGGTGTTTTAACATCATCATTTTATCCATCCACATCACAAAAAGAAAAACCGAAGTATGGCTGGTTCAAACCGGCGAATGATGATGTATTGAGAAAACAAATTGAATGGGAAATTAAATGGTCAGGTATCCCGGTTACTGATGAAAAAAAGGAATTGTGTTTTAAGATAATGAAGGACAGAATTAAAAAGGGCGGTCTCTGCCTGAAGGTTTTGGAAAATAAAATTGGAGCTTAGTTATGAATGTGCAGTTTACTTTTGATTCTGGAAAATTAGTAGTAAGAAAGAGAAAAGAATTATGCCAAGCTCATTAAAAAAAGACCCAACAAAAACAACAATGCTCAGACGGGCTTTTGTAGTTGATATTAATAGGCGTTTTGGAGCATTGCGAAAAGCGACAAGGCAATTAGTATTAATGGATGATGCTTTTGATTTAGCTAAGAAATCAAGTCATTTAAAATTAAATGCTGTCGGACAGTTTAAATTTCAAACCAGTTCACAAAAAGTAGCTACGTTTAGGAAATGGTTAGACCAACAAGTTAATGCTGGAATATTGACAGTTGATAAGGCAGGTAAGCCGTGGACAAATACTTACGTTCACAGTTCCTACAAAAAAGCGATGACAGAAGCATATTCACAAGTCCACCCAGAAGCCATATCGGGCAAGGTCAAAGGATTCTATCAAGGCAGTAGGCATCAGTTCTTAATGAGTGCCTTTGCAGCACCCGAGACAACGGAGAAATTGGAGTTATTATACACAAGAGCCTATGGGCAATTAAAAGACGTTACGTCGCAGATGTCGCAGCAAATGAGCCGTATTATGGCCGATGGGCTGGCACATGGTAAAGGTGTTGGTGAAATATCCCGTAATTTATCAAATAATATAAATAAAATCACCAAAACAAGGGCAAGGGTGATAGCCAGAACAGAAATAATACATGCCCATGCTGAGGGCATGTTGGATGGGTTCACAAAGTTAGGTATAAAGAAAGTGGCGGGTGTTGCTGAGTGGGCTACGGCGGGTGATGACAGGGTATGCCCTGACTGTGAAAGCATGGACGGAGAGGTGTTTTCAGTAAAACAGGCTCATGGTATGATACCCCTTCACCCGAATTGCCGGTGTAGTTGGGTGCCGTCAGAAGAAGTAATTAAATAATTATTAACAGAACTGGCAAGAAAAACCGATAATAGTATAGTAAGTTAGTTTATTTGAAAATTAAATATCCTCCCGTAGCATCATTACCGTCGAAACGTAATGCTATAGAATAATAATGCACAACGGCACCCCGTTATTTTGAAAGGTTTAAGTGATGGAAACGGAACTGTTGATACTGGAAGAGCTTAGGGGGATACATCTTGGCGTTGCTAGTGATGTGGCCGTGGAAAACAGGAGTGACGGAAGTTAATGACTTCGGCGTATATCGCAGGTTCCTTTAGTGTGGCAACAAGCCCTTTTCTTATTATTTTTGGAAGGAGAAGCGTAATGCAAATAAAAGAATGCATCAAAAAACTTGAAGAGTTAAACGCTTGTGGTTGTGCCATTAAATGGTCTAGGCAATTCACTACTGCACAAGAAGCTTGGGATAAGTGCGAACGTGGCGATTGGGCGTTGTGGTTAATCGGCAAACTAGATGAATCTAAACCTTATTCTGATGAGCGCAAGCCGTTAGTGTCAACGTGCTTAAAGTGCGCAAGATTAGCTTGGGAGTGGATGCCGAAGATGGGCAAAGACTGCATCGAATTATATGAAAAATGGGTTAACGGGGAAAAAATCTCCGTTGAAGAATTAAAAACCGCCTCTGCCGCCTCTGCCGCCTATGCCGCCGATGCCGCCTCTGCCGCCTATGCCGCCGATGCCGCCACCTCTGCCACCTCTGCCGCCTCTGCCGCCGATGCCGCCACCTCTGCCGCCTATGCCGCCACCTCTGCCGCCTATGCCGCCACCTCTGCCACCTATGCCGCCGATGCCGCCTCTGCCGCCTATGCCGCCTATGCCGCAACACTAAACCAATGTGCTGACATAGTGCGGGAAAATTATCCGAATGTAAATATGATACCGGAAGGAAAAATGTAAGGAATTATAATGATCCATTTGCCGTGGATGGGTGGGTAGTTAGTTACACCCATAACGAAGCTACCCACCTTGTATTTTTAGGAGCTGATGTTGATTACTGGTAAAATTACAGATAAAGCAATAAAAAGATATGTGACTATGGATATTGGTGGTGATTCTTTTGAGGTTTGGAAAAAACAACCTGAAAGGGTTGATGGTGATTTTGTTGATAAGTGGACGGGAGAATATAAAGATAATCCGAAGAGTGTTGAAACTCAGACGCAGCAATGGAAACCGAAAGAATTTAAACATTTTTATCCCGGCATACCATATCCCAAGCCCGGTCGATGTTTAGTGATATTATTTGAATAAAAGAATTTTTAAAATGAAAAAGAAAAAAGACGTTTACCATTATCGGATAGTCGCTTACGATATTAAGGGTAAAAGGCACCACTTAAAAGCATTTAGTGAAGTAGAAAAAGTTTTAGATGCTAAAGATGCAATTGAAAGAACATCGAATTATCATAGGGCATTTGTACAAAGACGAAAAGTATCAAAATGGGAACCTTGGGAGCCTAAATAAAATGAATTATAGAAAAGTAAATTTTTTGATGAATGTAATTATGAGTGTGTTGGTTATCACTTCAGCAATAGTAATTGGTGTATTATCGACAAAGATCGTCCAAGCAGAAGAAGGTGTTGTTGTTAATAATGCTGAGTGGGTTGCTGGTTTAGCCGAGCGGTGGCCTAATGTTATTGCAATGAATAGAGTTATATCGGTAAAAATTGAATGGGATGATCCAAGCAAAGTACCTGTCAATCATCAGTTTGTTTTTTCACCGGATGACCCCGGTACGCTAGATGATAGGCGATGGCTTACAGAGATTGATGGTGGCAAAATGTATATTAGTGTTTTACCGGCAGAAGTCAAAAAATATGACCTTACTTTATTTAAGAGGTGTGAATGATGAATGGATTTGGTGCTGAGTTAATTTTGGATTTACACGGTTGTGACATAACCACATTCAATCGTGAGAGTATTACTAATTATTTTATTACACTTTGTAAAGCAATCGATATGCAGCGTGAGGATTTGCATTTTTGGGATTATGAAGGTGTACCAGAGGATGAGTTGGCCGACCTCATTTGGCTTGTATAGAAGCAGGTATCCCAATAATAGCAGTGAGAGAAAATAAAACTATTCTTAATGATCCTATGCCTGATAGTTTTATCATTGTAGATAATTACTTGGAAGCGGTTGGCGTCATCAAGGCGATGGAGATTGGCGTTACGCGTGAATCTGTAACTAGGCCATTGAAAAAAACTAAAATTTATAAGGAAAATAAATGAAACACAAAGGAGACGAATCAAAGCTGTTAGATTTTTTAAAACAGCTAACAACAAAAGAGCAATCAATTGTGGATATAGCAAAAGCCATAAAGACCAAAGCTGAGTATGTCCCAAAATATATCAATAAGGCTATGGATGCTGGTATTTTGTTTGACCTCACTATGGGCGATAAAAGTGTAAATACAATTTGGATTAAAGAAGAATCGAAAAGTAAACTGAAAGAATTTATATGTAGATTGGATAAGGAAAGGAAGATAAGAAAACAGGCAAAAGCTAAACATAAAAATGTAAATTAATTTTGCATTTCCTAACCCTCGGTTGGGCGGGCACAACTTAACAGAGCATTTCATAATTTAACAGTCGAGAAGTGTTTGCCCAACCATTTTATATTTTTAAGGAGTTATTATGGTTAGATGTAATTTTAAGAAGGAAGCAGACCATGCTGATGGAAATGGTGGAACGATTAGTGGTAATACGATACAACAAAGTGATTTATATGATGCCGGGAAGTATGAAGTGATTGGTGCTATACGAAATAAAGAAACAGGTAAGGTAGTTGAAACTGATGTGCCCGTTTTTATTATGATGGGAACCGATAAAAATACCCCGCAAGCACTGGCAAAATATTTCGAATTATGTGTACAATCGAACCATGTAGTAGAGAGGGCTACGATTTGATTCAAAAGTTTCGTAAATGGCAGGAAAATAATGCAGAAAGGGTGCATGAACCCGATTCAAGGATGTAATTCCTCACTTTTGTAAAATTTTTTATCTTTTTGGTGAGCAGTGGAATGAGTGAAAAAACGGATTTGGAATGGATAACAAATGAAATTGTAACTCTATTAAATAAAAGAAGTTATGCTAAATTAGTGATTGTTATTGATGATGGGAAAATAAAGCATGTGGTACAAGAATTATCATTGAAACCACCTTCTTATTACAAAGAATCTAAAAATAGTTCTTGATTGATTGAAAATATGTTTGTATAATGCTCGCAAATAGAATATTCGTTTGCGGTACTTGAAGAACGAGGCCGATAGGTTTAACAGCCCATCGGCCTTTTTTTTATGTAAAGGGAAGTAAAAATGCTACAAAGAATAGTAAGAAATTTTACGGCGGCTGTTAGAAACGATACAATGGAGGGGCGTGATTATTTAGTCGTCCCGATGATTATGATTGTTGAAGGTGTTTTAAATGGCACTGCCGGACCTTTGTATTATCCAAAAGAGGAGTTGGCAAAGACGCCCGGCGTTTGGAATCATAAACCTGTAGTCGTCAACCACCCAGACGGGACGGCGTGCAGCCCTGAAGAAATAACAAATAGAAAAATTGGTGTTATAATGAACACCAAATACGATGATGGAAAATTAAAGGCTGAGGCTTGGTTGGAAGAGAGTAGGATGGAAGCCGTTAATAATAAAGTATTGACAGCGGTGCTGGATGGCGAGATGTTAGAATTATCAACTGGGCTACTAACAGAAAATGAAGAGGTTACCGGTGATTTTGGTGGTGTCCCATATACAGCCATAGCACGTAATTATAAACCGGATCATCTTGCTGTACTGCCTTATGATAGAGGTGCTTGTTCAATAGATGACGGGGCAGGTTTTTTAAGGTTAAACAGAGAATCCAATTCATATACTGTTTCTTTAGCGGCATTATCAAAAGAAAAGAAAACTATTTTTAATGCATACAGAGATAAGTATTTAGTACAGCATGTCATACACTTAGTCAATAATGAATTAAGTTTTGATGATACAAGGCAGCTCCTATATTCAATGATAAGGGATCGATTGGGCAAAGATGTTGATTTTTGGATTGAAGATACATTTGATGGATATTTTATCTATGAAGTGGGAGGTGTTTTTCATAAGCAGACATACACGGAAAAAGAAGGTAAGTTAGAATTAATAGGACTGCCGTTTGTGGTAGTTAAAAAAATCGATTATATTATTACAAATGAAAGGAACGAAGACATGAATAAGGAAAAACTTATTGCTTTACTCATAGCTAATAAGCAGACCACGTGGACTGATGAAGATAAGGATACATTGACGGCAATGAATGAGGAAACTCTTGCTAAAATGGTTCCTGTCGAGAACAAGGTTATAGAGTCTGAAGCAAAACCAGAAGACGAAGTGGAAGCAAAACCAGAAGACGAAGTAAAAAACCAGGATGTAAAGCCCGTTACTGTGGCTGAGTATATCGCAAATGCCCCGTCCGAGATAGGTGGTATGTTGCAAAATGGATTGAATTCATTTAATGCTGAAAAGAAGCGTTTGGTCAATACCATTATGGCGTTCCCAAAAAATGCTTATACAGAAGTAGCGTTGAACGAAAAAGGTTTGGACGAATTGAAATGTTTGTCAAGTATGGTATCCCCACAAGTTGCTAATGCGAATTTAAATGTAGCAATGTATGATGGGCAGGGTGATAGTGTGACTGCAAATGCTATTGCTGCCGATGTATCTTTGCCGAAACCTAAGATGAACTTTTCAAATGAAAAGGACACCGCAGACGCAAAGTAAAAAGTTGTTTTTGTTGATATAAAAATAGTCAAAAATAAAAATATAATTTTGAAAGGGAAAATAAAATGGCTACGACAAAAAGAAGGATTCATAATAAGGGCGAATATATGCAAGAAGAGGCCAATGCGGCTGAGGCTGGTATATATCCGGGAATGCTTGTTGTGTTGGGTTCCGCTGGCACTCTTACTATGCACGCTACTGAAGGTGGTAGGGGTGAAATTGCAATTGCTGCTGAAGATGCTCTTCAGGGCAATACAGTATCGACGGTGTACACTAACCTCTATCCGGTAACGTATCTGATACCAAACCGAGGCACTATCCTGAACGTGCTTATTGAAGCGGGGCAGGACATTGCAATTGGTGATGCACTGATGTCCGCTGGGAATGGTACGTTTATGGAAGATACAGATTTAGCGTCTGGTGAAACATTATCACAGGTTATGTTCTATGCAACAGAAGTGTGTGATTTGTCTGCCAGTGGTGCGGTCAATACTTTATGTGCTGCTCGTTGTGCGTAAGAATTAGAAATTGTAAAGTACACAAAAAATAAAGATATAATTTTGAAAGGGAAAATAAGATGGACAAGATGATAACAAGCAACAAACAATTGCTTCAGACGCTAAACCCTTCTGTATTGCAGTTGGTGACAAATTCGAATTTTGATACCGGTGCATTGAGGCCGTTTGTTTATGATGGAAGAGCCCATGTAACCATCACTAATGCAGAGGGCAAGGATGAAACCTTCCCAGTACAAAACACGGCGGCAACGCTGCGTTTGGATGAATGGAAAGAAATTGACAGAGCACTCATCCGTGTTGCCCGCCCACGCTTGAAGCTCGTTGGCGATTTGCGTGGTGCCGGTTTGGTGCATACTGTCGCAAGTGGTATGGGCAAGACTGTTTTTGAATCTGAAAATTTAGGCGATGTTGGTGAAGCAAGTATCGGAATGGATGCTATAACCAAGAGCGAAAACGACCGCCCGAACTACGATTTGGTTGGCTTGCCCCTTCCAATCGTATTCAAAGACTTCCACTTTTCGGCAAGGCAGATAGCAACAAGTCGAAATGTTGGTGATTCGATTGATATTTCAACTGCCGAATCTGCTGGTCGTAAAGTTGCCGAGTATCTTGAGAAGATGGCTATTGGTACTGCCACCGATTATAAATATGCTGGTTATTCCGTACAAGGTTTAGTCAGTTATGATAATCGTATTACCCGTACCATTACATCACCTGCTGCAAGTGGTTGGACTCCTGTTACTACTTACAACGAAGTTAATTCGATGATTCAGGATAGTATTGATGCTTATTACTATGGCCCGTGGATGTTGTATTGTTCAACAGCGTGGTCTCAATATCTGAATCGTGACTACAGTTCTAACTATCCAAACAAAACTTTGGGTATGCGTATCAAAGAAGCTGAAGGTGTTACTGATATGCGTATTTTGGATTACTTGGAAGATTATGATATGGTTTTGGTACAAATGACTTCTGATGTTGTTCGTCTGATTAATGGTATGGATATGACAACCGTTCAGTGGGATACGCAGGGTGGTTTGCAACAGAACTTCAAAGTGATGTCAATTATGGTTCCTCAGACAAGAGCAGACCAAAATGATAATACTGGTATCGTTCACGGTTCTGTTTAATTTAAAAGGCATTTAGTGTTTTATATTTAATTTTTGGAAAGGATTAAGTAATGCGGTATTTTCAGGTAGTAGCTGGTATTCATAAAGATGGAGATGGTGTATATATAAAAGGCGACACGGTTCAATCAACACAAGATTTAACCAAGAAGTTCAGGAATAAGTTTTTTGAAATTCCTGTCCCTGTTGTAAAACCCAAAGCATCAGAGAAACAGAAGCCAAAATTACATAGCTCCCCGGTGGCGAAAAAAAAGGAGAAGGAGGTTGTTGATTTCCCTCCTTCTCCTGCTGTCGGAAAAGATGAGGCTGTTGTTGAAGAAATACTTGTGGTTGATGTTGATAAAGAAGAAGAGGTTGTCGAAGAAGAAGCCAATGATACTGAAAAGGCAAAAGTTGATTTCACTGCCTTTGGAAAAGAAATCACTAAAAAGTTTAGTGATGCTGTACCCCTTGAATGTCGTGTGTTTGTAAAAGATAGCAAAAGGGTTATTGTGGATGTAAACAATGGAGACATTTTGGCTTCTGATTTGAACACACACGATGAAGTCAAGACATTTCTTGTGGATATAACAGCGGTAGAAGATGATGCCGAACTGGAATGATTTACAACCTGATTGGCAAGGACAAGATGTTTTTATCATTGGTGGTGGCACATCGTTAGAGAATGATTTTGATTGGTCGCTGTTAAAAGGTAAAAACACTATTGGTTGTAATGCTGCTTTTTTCTTAGGCGTGTCACTATGCAATATTTGTATATTTGGTGACGGCAAGTTTTTCAAAAAGTATCATGAAAACTTAGAAGTATATAGTGAAGAAGGTGGTGTGGTTGTTACTAATACTCCAAGTTTAAGAAAAAACAAAGAGCCGTGGTTATGGTGGATACAAAGAAAAACATCTGGACTTCATAATGAGGCCCTTGGATGGAACACTAATACAGGTGCCTCCGCCATAAACCTTGCTCTTATATTAGGTGCCAAACGTATCATCCTTTTGGGCTTTGATATGAAGTTATCAGAAGACGGGAAAAACAATTGGCATGATAAAGGGTTGGATAGGCCGGACCAGAATGTTTGTAATAGAATGTGCCAAGAATTCAATAAAGTTAAAATGGATTGGCAAAAGAAATTTGTTGATAGGGAAATTATAAATGTTAATGACAATTCTGCTTTGGATGTGTTTCCGAAAATGACAATGAAAGAGTTTTGGGGTAATAACTGATGGCAGTACGTACAACATCAACTTTGGTAGGTGGTATTATAGAATTAGAAGATGATTTTGACATATCGCCTTTTATTGCTATTGCTAATGAATTAGTTACTGAGTGTTGTAGTGAAGATGATTATGATGCTACAAGGCTTGAAATGATAGAGCGTTATTTATCAGCCCATTTATATACAAATTATGATCCAAGAGCAAAATCGGAAAAGGCGGGTGATGTTTCTGTTAGTTATCAGAGTGCTGTAGATTTGGGATTTAATACGTCCCATTATGGGCAGCACGCTATGTTATTAGATACGGCTGGGGGTTTAGCAGCGTTAAATAAAAGAACACAAGATGGGAAAACTTCATCTGTTGCCGTCACTTGGATGGGTAAAACTGCTGATGAAGTTACTGATGAGTAAGAAAGGTTTTG